GTTTGGCTCCGTGTTGGATACACATTGTTGGCGTTCCGGGTGCTGGTAAAACTTCTATCGTTAAACCAATTGCAGAGTTTTTGTTCAAGAAAACTAATGCAGATCATACTCTTTCAGCTAAGGATATTTATATTCGTACCTGTGAGAGAGAATTTTGGGATGGTTATCGTGGTCAGTTTTTAACCTGGACCGATGATGTTTTTCAAACAACAGATACTTATATGCGAATGATGCAATCACTCGATTTAATTACTATGGTCAATTGTGCTCCGCTCCCTCTGAATATGGCCAACATTGAACAAAAGGGTTGTACCTATTTCAATTCTCATTTAATGGTTACTACTTCAAACGATATCAATTGGAATAATCTTGGAATTGTTTCTCCAGATGCTCTTCAGCGAAGAATTTCCATGAAAATTTACATGAAACCAAAGGTTGGACATGTTTCCAAAGGTAAAGCAGATGCCATTCTTTCCGCTAGTTTCGATGTTCATGTCAATTCTGGCGTTAAAAATGGTGTGGCTGTTTGGACTATTACCCGTGGATTGGATTTTCCAGGTTTGTTACCTTTTGTTGACAAAGTTTACGATGATTCTCAAAATCGCAAGCTAAGTGACATTAGTTTAGCAGACCTTCTTGGTGGTTTTCCGCCCGGTCCTCCACCGGTTCCTCCGATGGGTCCGCCGCCGCCTCCTCCGCCGCCGCCTCCAGCGGGTGGTGGTTTGCCTCCAAATCCACCCAATGATCCTCCAGTTGTTGGCGGAAATAATGCTGTTGTTTGTCACGATCCTGGTGATAATGGCAGTGGTTTGTTTCCTACTAAAACTGAGGAAGTGGTTCTTAACTTTCTTCAATCTCAAGCTGATTCACGTCTTCATGAAGCTATCTTGGTTGCTGAAAAGGGTGTTCCTCCTTCAGATTTTGAGGCCATTCGCTCGATGTTTTCCTTTTTTGAGCAGTGTGATAAAGAAAAGCGATGCCCTGTCGCTAAACCTTTACTTCCGTTTTTGAATCAGTTGCATTATTATTGTTATTTTTATGCGGTTAAAAACCCGTTTCTTGAGTTTGGAACTCACGGGTCTTTTTCACCATCGTTTTCAACTGATTTAATTAAAGTGTTAATTCACAATTTCTTAAATGGGAATTCACAATTTCATTGTGCTCTCTTGGACTCTGCTGTTCGTGAGTTAGTTGAGCAACTTTTGCCTCTTCGTGAAACTCTTAATTCTGATCAAAAGTACTTTTTGGATATTGCTATCCAGTTCAATCGCAATGTTTTGCCTAAACATGCTCAAGTCAAAGCTTGGATTGGACTTTGTCGTCGTCTTCCTGTAGATGAGAAAGCTCAGTGTTTCATTGACATGGATGAGGATGATGATGTTTCCGATCAAGATCCTAATCCTGTTATAAGTGGTAATTACATTAAGTACAAGTGGTTTTCCATTTCTTCTGAACCCCCATCGATTTCTTATTTAGAGCGATTTCAGTACAAATATCGTTTTAAAGAGTTGCAATCTTTGATGCAGTCCATTGCATCTTTTGAGAATTTTGATGTTAATTTTGCTGAACAGCTCCTTGTGTCAGCAAAATTTGGTTATGTTAGACGTTGGTTTAAGTACAAGTCCCAACTTTCCGAGTACTTGGACCGTGTTTACCCCTATGATTCAATTGGTTTGGTTAATTCAGTTAAGCGATCTGCTATTGTAGCAGGTTTGTTTTTTACTGTTTTTGGCACTAAACTTTCAGTACAAGATCATGTTTTACGTTTTAGGTTGACCAATACCGATGACGCAGAATTTGTTGCTACTGAACTTGCTGTTTGGGCTATGGCAATGGGTGAGGGTGATCTTGGTAGAAATTTGTATACTGGAAACAGTGATGCGGCTGCTTTGATCGATTTGGTTACTCAGAAATTAGATCTTAAGACCGCAGAAATTACGCAAGTTTTCGTTTCCTTACGCACTAAAATGCAGTCTTTTGCTGTTCTTGGCACGAATGCTGCTTTAGGTGTGTTAGGCATTGTTGCACAAATTTATGCCACTCCCCTTGGAGGAATGGTTATCACTGTGGTTACTATGGCAGCAGCCTACATTGGTTGCTTGGTTATTGTGTTTAAAGTTATCAATTATTTTTTTCCGCCCATTGAGGAAAGTAAACCATTTTCACGGAAGAAATTCATGAAGCATGAAAATGAACGTGCTCAATCTGAAGCTGTTTATTTGGTTAAAGCCCAAAAGGCTAAGGCCAAGCAGATTAAGCGTGTTCAACAAGGAGAGAAAGGACAGTCCCTCAATGAAAATCAACAAGCGAAAATTGTCAAAATCATTAATAACAATCTTACTTGCATAGTTCGAAAGCATACCAATTCATTGTTCGGTCAAGGAATTCGTGGTCATGTTTTGTTTATCAAGGGAGGTCTTTTTGTCACCAATACCCATATGTTTAACGGCATAGAAAAAGGTGACATTCTTGAGATCAAACTTGGTGAACTTACCTATACCATGGATTTGCAACGTGCCCTGGATGAAGGGAAATTGTGGCATGATGTTGAACAAGATTTGACTTGGGGTTTGCATCCTTTGCAGTTTGGAACTGATATTACTAAGTTCTTTGGTGATGTTCCCACTCCTGTCAATCTTGCTCGTGTTGAGGCTGAACCTGGTTTTGGCGTTACAATTGTTACGTGTCCCTTTCGTGACGAAATGACTGACTACACCCTTGTTCAACCTGTTGATGATAAGCCTTGTCCTCTTAAAGGCTCTTTCATTCGCGTTCAAGTGCCGGGTCGTTCGGGTGACTGTGGATTGGTGTATTGTGATTTAAATCCCAGATCTGATGCAATCATTTCTGGTATTCACATAGCAGGTGCTACTGAAACTTCTGTACTTTGTCGCATGACAAAAGCCTACGTTTTGTCATGCATTAAGAAATTTGAACAAACGGTTACTCAAAAAGATCAAATTCTTCTTGTTCCTAAGAAAGAGGTTGCTCAATGCATGTCATCCGCATACATTAATCCATTAGTTCAAAATTCAGTTGGTTACTATCATGGTTTGAGAGTTCAAGGCACGTTTAAAAAGCGCTACTCTTATCCCACAAAAACTGAATTAAAACCGTCTTTGTTTCAAAGGCATCCTGATGGGCCGTTGTTTCCTGACAAGTATGCCCCTGCGATGCTTGGAAAAACTGGAGATATAGACCCTGTTGCTATTTTTTGTTCTAAAATGGCAAATCGAAAGATACACGAAATACCTTCGGTGGTTACATTGCCGGAGGCTTGGGATGGTGTTTTTCCGAAAATTTCAATTGGCACTAAATATCATCAATTAACTTATCAACAGGCAGTTCATGAGTGCGCTAATTATGGTTTGGAACCAATAGACATGCGTACTTCTTCTGGAAGTGAATTTGTTCATTTGCACATTTCGAAGGAAAAGTTACTTGCTGGTGAAGGTCATCCTGCTCTTCGTGACAAAATTGAGTGGACCCTAAAGCAGCTTCGTAAAGGTAAGGCTCCCATGCAGTATTGGCTTGCTTGTTCTAAGGACGAACTTCGTGCGTTACTAAAAGCACACAATGGTTCTACCCGCTTCTTTTTGATTGGTTGTCTTGCCTTTCAAATAGTGTTAAGAATGTATTTTGGTTTCTTTTTCAACTTGCATCGTCTCTATCGTGAAAATACCGAAATAGCAGTTGGAATCAATCCTTATTCATTGGAGTGGCACACATTGGCAATGTTTCTCGGTGCCAAAGACCCTAATGTTAAGGTTACTGCGACGGATATTGAAGGTTGGGATCTCAATTTTCCCGTCCCTGTTTCTATTGAATTTGCTTGGCAAGCGTATATTCGATACCCAGATGTTCCTCTTTTGCATATTCAAATACTCATTAAAGTTACTCATTGTACGTACATTGTCATTGATATTTATTTGTGTGTTTGGGTTGGCATGCCATCTGGTTGTTTAATTACAG